TTCTAGGCCAAAAGGCCCGCACCGGAGAGGTGGCCGAGTGGTCGAAGGCACGCCCCTGCTAAGGGCGCAGATGGTGTTGAGCCGTCTCGAGGGTTCGAATCCCTTCCTCTCCGCCAGCTTCTCGTAAGCCCTTGATCCATCAAAAAACCCTTGCAATCCGGGCACCTTGGTCACAAATTTAGTGACAAAGTTGGTGACAAAATCACACTCGGATTGGCAGCATGAAGCACCTGCATTGCATCAATGGGCGCCATGTCGTCCGCATCGTCGTCCCGGTCGAGCTGCGCGGGATCGTGGGCAAGCGGGAGCTGCGCGAATGGCTGGGCTCTGACCGCAGGATTGCGGAGCGCGCCGCCCATGCCGTCATTGATCGGTTCCTCGGCGAGATCGAGGACGCCAAGGGGAAGCTGGCTGCGTCGGCGCCGACCATTCGAGGAGCAGCGCAGGCTCACTACGCGGCAGAGCTGCTAGCCGATGATCGATCCCGGAGGGCAGTAGGATCGCCTGCGGTTGCCACAGACAACACCCTATTCGCCCGGCACCACGCGACCATGATGCGGTTAGCGGCGGCAGGCCAACTCCCGCCCGCCGAAGCGGAGGCCTTGCTAGGATGGGCGGCGGACGATCTAGGCGCGCGTGGCAAGGTATCGAGCGACACCGACCGCCCGGCCCTGCTTCGGGCCTTGGCAGAGGCCCAGATTGAGGCGCTAGCCCGGTTCGAGGAACGTGACGCCGGAAAGGTGACTATCAGCGAGCCGGCCAATCCACTTCTGAGGCTCGCCGACGATCCCTTGCCGGCAGCAGCAGCCTCTACCGGTCGCGGCAAAGGGCGGACACTTTCGAGCTTCGTCGCTGACTTCCATGCCGAGCGGACGGCGGGGACGAGGACTCTCAGTGAACGGACGATGGCCGAGCACTTGGTTGCGGTGCGTATGCTCGATGAATTTCTAGGCCCCGAGACGCCGGCCGCGTCGATCACCAAAGCGGACATGATCGGCTATAAGCGGGCGCTGATGGCAACTCCGGCCAACTATCGCCAGCGGTTCCCCGGCAAGTCCCTGCCGCAAGCGATCGAGGCCAATGCCGCGTTGGCAGAGCCATACCCGACCCTTAACCCGGCGACGATCAACGACAAGTGGCTGAGCCATATCAGCACGATCATGGCATGGTGCGAGAACAACGGCTTCCTGCCCAACAATGTCGCGCGCGGCGTCAAGGTTGACGAGGGCAAGGGCTTCAAAGAGCCGTCGCGTGTTGCGTTCAGCAAGGACGATCTAAGGCGCCTTTTCGGCACTCCCCTATTCGCCGATCCCGCCGCGTATGAGACGAAGCAATGGGCGCTCCTTATCGCCCTCTACACCGGCGCTCGATCATCGAGCGAGATTGCCCGGATCAAGCTCACCGACATTTTCCAAGAGCAAGAGGTTTGGGTTTTCAACCTGGAGGAAGCGACAAAGAACATCCGGTCCAAACGCCTTGTGCCGGTTCATCCCGAGCTTATCCGGCTGGGGCTGCTCGAATACGTCGAGCGCCTTCGCAAGCGCGGAAAGACCAAGCTGTTCTGGGACTGGGAGCCGGCCGACAAGATCAACAGGTGGTTCCTGCGGACCTACAAGGCGGAGGCTGGGATCACTGACGCCCGCAAGGTCTTTCACTCGTTTAGGCACACGCTCAAAACCGCGCTGGGGCATCATGGCGTCAATCGCGACGTGTCGGACCTGATCACCGGCCACAAGGACCAGAGCGTCGGCGGAATTTACATCGGCGACGCGAGCTTCACGATGATCCGGGCGATGGCAGAGGGCCTTGGCCGGGTCAGCTTTCATCTGCCGATCAACGCGATTAACAGCAAAGAACATTGAAGCGGCGGCCGGCGATTGTGGAATCTGTTGCTTACGCCTAGATGAGGCGGTGCCGGGGACACCCGGTGCTTACCGGCGGATGCCGGTTTGGAGCGCTAATGTGGCGCTCGCTAGTGCCTACAGGTTCTTGCTGTTACGGACCCGACCGCAAGTCGGCCTCTCCGGCGGGAAGCGACCGAAGCCCATGCCCGGAGTGGAATGGACCGGCGATGCCGACCTCCTGAACAGTTCGGGGCGCGCATGGGGTGCCAAGGTGGAAGCTTACGCCAGCGGCACGGCCGATGCTGCTATGAAGGACGGCTAATTCCTTCGATAGTCCGGAAGTCCGCAACCCTGATGGGCTTGCACCGGTGCGGCCCGGAGGGCACCGCTATGAAGCGGAAAGCTACCGTGACCGTCGAAGTCAAGATTGACCTAGCTCAATGTCTTTTCGGCATTGCAGCGATCTTGGCGGTATTTATTCACTAGGCTGACGGCACCGGTAAGTCCGGTGCCGTTTTGCTTTCCGACCTGATAGGTATATTTTCCTTTCAAATAGGAATATTTTCTGCCATACTGCGCGCTGACTCTACCTTGGATTCCAGCGCGCTTTGCCCTTCCGCCTCCCCTTCCTGACCAAAGCCCAGCCGGCGCCCGTCGAGCAAAAGGCGCTCACCATCGCCGACTGGCCGGCCGCGTTCCTGTTGCCGCCCGTCGCCGGCAACATCGTCGTCACGCCGCTCACCGCAATGTCAGTGCCAGCCGTCGCGTGCGCGGTTGGCCTGCTTTCCGATCTTTGCGGCACGCTCCCCGCCGCGATCTACACGCGCGGCGGGGATGACGCCCGCACCACCAATCCGACCGATCCCACAAACCGCCTAGTGTCAGCATGGGCGAACGACTGGACGACTGCCGCCAGCCTCCGCACGCAGATGACCGCCGATGCGCTGCTCTACGATCGAGGCGGCTTTGCCCTGGCTAATCGCGCTGCCGATGGTCGGGTTGTCGAGTTCAACTACCTCCCGCCGTCGATGGTCACACCCAAGCTCGACGTGGGAACCATGGAACCGTCTTTTGACGTGGCGTTCCTCGACGGCGGCATTCGCACCTACAGCTACCGGGACATCCTTCATATTCGGGCGCCGATCGGCCTAGGCCCATGGGCAAACGGCCCAATCGGTATTGCCCCTATCACGCTCGCCCGCAACGCCATCGCCCTGGCGCAGGTGCTTGAGCAGCATGGCAACCAGCTATTCGCCAATGGTGCTTTTCCGGGCGGCCTGCTCAAGGAATTGCCTGATCCCGGCGCGGCTTCCGTTGAAGGGCAGAAGGCAAAGCAGAACTTCCTCACCGCCTTCATGAACACGCATGGCGGGGCTGCGAACGGCGGCAAGCCGCTCTTACTGCCGCGCGGCCTCGATTGGCAGAAGACCGCCCTTTCATCCGTTGATGCGCAGTTCCTCGAGGCCCGGCGCTATCAGGTTGAGGAAATCGCCCGCGCCTTCCGCGTGCCGCCGACCATGCTCATGGACCTTGAACGCGGCACTTGGTCCAACACTGAACAGATGCAGCGGCAGTTCCTTCAGTTCTGCCTCGCGCCATGGCTCGACTCTTGGAAAGGCGCTTATGAGCGCGTGTTGCTCGATCCCGCTGAGCGCGCGACCAGCTACGTCGATTTTGACACCGACAAGCTCTTGGATGCCGATTTCTTTCAGCGCTTCCAAGCCTACAGCTTGGCGATTTCCTCGCGCGTCCTTTCGCCGAACGAGGTGCGCGCCCGTGAGAATATGGCGCCCTTCGCCGGTGGCGATGAGCACGCCAACCCGAACGTCATTCCCGCCAACTCCAATCTAAAACCGCCGGCAGGTGCCGCATGATTACCCGCTTCTTTGGCGACGGCGAGCACGCCTTTGCCTTCTCCCTGCCGCTGCTCAAAGAGCTGGAAAGCTCGACGGGCCTCGGCACCGGCGAGCTGTTCCGGCGCGTGGCGCGCGGCGAGTATCGCATCGCCGAGATCATCGAGACGATCCGCATTGCGCTGATCGGTGGCGGCCTGCCGCCGAAGCGTGCCGCCGAGCTTGTCGCGACCTACGGGCCGCCGGCCCGGCCGCTGATCGAGGCGCAGGTGCTTTGCGTCGAGATCGTCACCGACCTGTTCGCCGGCCAGCAAGAGCCTGACAGCACCGCCCCGGCCACGACCGAAAGCGAACAGGGAACAAAGAGTGAATCCGAAAATGGATAAGCTTGAAGTCAAAGCCCAGCTCGCCGCAGGCGACGATGGCGCCATTACCGCAATCGCGTGGCCGTTCGGCGTTGCCGATCGTGTCGGCGACATGATCGAGCCCGGCGCCTTCAAGGGCGTCAACCTGCCCATGCCGATGCTGTTCGGCCACGACAAGAACGATCCGGTCGGGGTTTGGGAGGCGGCGGAGGAAAAGGCCGATGGCTTGCACCTCACCGGCCGGCTCTTGGTCAATGACGTGGCCCGCGCCCGTGAAGTTCATGCGCTGGTGAAGTCGGGCGCCGTGCGCGGCGTCTCGATCGGCTTCATCACCCGCAAAGCCGCCCCGCGCGGCAGGGGTGGCCGCACCATTAGCTCACTCGAATTGCTGGAAACGTCCTTGGTGGCGCTGCCCATGCACCCCGGCGCCCGCGTCACAAGCGCGAAGTCGGCAATCGCGGCTCTCGGCATTGCCGACGCCATCAACCGCGCCACGGCGCACCTCTCAAGGAAGTAGAATGAAGCACGTCTCGAAGAGCGCCATTGTCGCCGGCGCAATCGAATTGAAGGGCGATGACGAGGACCCGGTGAGCATCGTCACCAAGGCCGTCGATGACCTCACCAAGACCGTCGATGAGCGGCTTAGGGCGGTCGAAACCAAGTCGGACTTGTCGCCGCTGGAAAAGCGGCTCGCCGAGCTGGAAAAGAAGGCCAACCGGCCGAACGTCGCCACCGGCGCCGACGCCGAGAAGCAGGTTGCCGAAACCGAGAAGAAGGCTTTTGCCAGCTATCTGCGGCGCGGCCCCGACGCAATTTCCGACGAGGACCGCAAGGCTCTGACCGTTTCGTTCGATCCCGGCGCCGGCTATCTCGCCCCGGACCAGATGACGAACGAGTTCATCCGCAATCTGGTGCTGGTGTCGCCGATCCGCTCGATCGCCAGCGTGCGCAGCACCACGGCGCCGAGCGTCATCTATCCCAAGCGCACCGGCATCACCAATGCCCGCTGGAAAGGCGAAGTAGCCGCGTCCGCCGAGTCGACCGTCGCCTTCGGGCAGGCCGAAATTCAGGTGTGCGAGGTGAGCACGGTTGTTCCGATTTCCAACCAGCTCATTAGTGACAGTGCCGACGAGGTGCTTACCGAAGTCACACTCGCCCTGTCCCAGGACTTCGCCCAGAAGGAAGGCCAGGCCTTCATCAACGGCGACGGCAAGCTTGCGCCCGAAGGCTTCATGACCAATGCGGACGTGGCTTTCACCGCCAACGGCGGCACGACCGGCCTCGATCCCGATGCGCTGCTGACGCTCATGTACGCTCTGCCGGCGCCCTATCGGAGTGCCGGCGAATGGGTCATGAACGGCACCACGCTTGGCCTGATCCGCCAGATTAAGGACGATCAGGGCCGCTATATCTGGCAGCCCGGCCTTGCCGCCGGCCAGCCCGAGACGATCTTCGGCCGGCCCGTGGTCGAAGCGCCGGACATGGATGACGTTGCGGCGAATGCCTTCCCGATCGTGTTCGGGGACTTCGGCACCGCGTATCGCATCGTGGACCGGGTCGCGCTCTCGATCCTGCCCGATCCCTACACCCAGCGAACCAACGGCATCACCCTGATCCATGCCACCCGTCGCCTTGGCGGCGCGGTGCTGGTGCCGGGCGCCATCCGCAAGCTCAAGTACGCCGCGGCGTAATAGGAGAACCAACCAATGCGTGACCTCGCATCCAACCTCGGCGTCACCCAGGCGGTGACGCCCGCCGTGCTCGCCGCCACCACCAAAGGCGCAGCAATCGACCTGCTCGGCTTCAACTCCGCCCTGATCGCCATCACAACCGGTGCGATCGTCGGCGCAGGCAATTTCACGGCGAAGTTGCAGGAGTCGGACACCACCACGGACGGCGATTTTGCGGACGTGGACGCCAGCGACCTTATCGGCGCGCTGCCGGCGAGCCTCGCCGCCAACGCGACCGTGAAGCAGGGCTATGTCGGCTCCAAGCGCTATGTGCGTGCGGTGCTGACGCTCAACTCCGGCACGTCGATTGCTGCCGGCGCTGTTGCCGTGCTCGGCGATGCGTCTAGCCGGCCGGTCGCCTAAGCATCATGCGGCTCGCGGCGGATGACATTGTGATTGCGATTACTGGCTACTCGCCGGTGATCCTTCACCCGTCTTTGCGGGCCGCGCTACGCATTGCCCGCCGCTACAACGGTTTCGCCAAGCCGCTGGAAAGCGTGGCGGCGGGCAACCTTACCGTCATGATCGACCTCTTGCGTGAGGCCGGCGCGGAGCGGCTTGCCGACCTCTTTGCCGAGATCGGCACTTTCCCGCTCGGGCTTACCATGAGCGAGATCGCCGAGCCGCTCACGTCGTTCATGCTCGCCCTGGCCGGCATTGATCCCGAAGCGCCACCGACCGTAACCGCCCCTGATGACACCCGATCGCCCGCCGAGGTTTTTGAAACCCTTTTCGAGCGGGCAACCGGCTGGCTTGGTTGGTCCGCCGGGGAAGCTTGGAACGCCACGCCGGCCGAAATCGACGCCGCACTTGGCGGGCGTATCGAACTTCTGAAATGGCTCTTTGGCGGCAGCGATGACGACAAGCCAGCCAAACCGCAGGCGCCGCACTCCAATCCGCTCGATCCAGCATTCGACCCGAATGCGCGTGATCCCAACTTTGACCGCGCCGGCTGGAATGAGCTGCGCGCCGACATCATGCAGGGCAATCTCTGATGCCCTTCCGCGCGCCCCGCATCTGCGGCTGCGGCCGTATCGTCCCTGCCGGCCAGCTCTGCCAGTGCCAGCAACAGCGCGCCCGCGAGCGTAAAGCCCGCTTCGATCGTACGCGGCCCAATTCCAGCGCGCGCGGCTATGACCGGCAATGGGAGCAAGCCGCCAAGGCGTTCCTCGCCGAGCCCGGCAATGAGCGCTGCCGCTGCGGCGCGCCGGCCGTCCTAGTCGCCCATATCATCTCGATCCGTAAGCGGCCCGACTTGCGCATGGTGCGCGCCAACTGGCGGCCTAGCTGCGCCCGCTGCAACAACCTCGACGCTATTGCCGACAGGCCGTCGCCATGAGCAAGAACAATGATAGCCAAGCATCCGATGGTGACGCAGCTTCCATGCGTCGGCTGTGGTGCGCTGTGATTGTCGCGGCAATCGAAGATGCGCAAGGCACGGCGGATATCGTTCCGACCCGACGCCGCATGAGCAACGCGACTAGTGACCGCGCGTCCCTTGATTGGCTCACGACGCCCAACAGCGATTTCGACCATGTCGCCTCCCTCGCCGGACTCGACCCCGACGCGACCCGCGAAAGGCTGCGCGAACTGCTGCGCCGCGCACCCCAAGGACCATCTGATCGGCAGGCGGCGGGGGTAGCTGAGGACTTTCAAGGGTTTAGGGGCACCGGCGCCCCCCAAGGTGCGCAAGATCGGACCAAAATAGAGTTTTCCGAATGACCAGTTCGCTCGACGCGCTCAAGGCGCAGCTCAACATCATCGATGACGCCGACGATGCGTTCCTTACCGACCTGATTTCGGACACCGAAGCGGCCGTTACCGACGACATCGGCGCGACCGAGCCGGTTTCCTTCGACACTGCGGCCGGCCCGCTGCGCCGCGCGATCTTGATGCGCGCTGCCCACATGTACGCGAACCGTGAGGCTGTCATTGTCGGCAGTGTCACGGCCATCCTGCCCCTCGGCTACTATGAGCTGATCGCGCCCTACCGAAATTGGGATGGCGCGCTCTAGAAAATGGCAAATTCAGCGCAAGTTGAGCGCCTTTTGGAGCGCTATCGGGCGATTCCGATCGCTGTTCGCAACGCCATCCGTCCGGCGATGGAGAAATCCGCCGACGAATTGGTCGCGGCTATGAAGGCGCTTGCCCCGGTCGATACCGGCGCGCTGCGCAACTCGATCGGCTGGACATGGGGCGCGGCGCCGGGCGGCGCCGTGGCGCTAGATACCGTCGCCGGTGACGCCGAGGACTTCCGCATCACGATCTTCGCCGGCAACGCCGAGGCATTTTATTCGAGGTGGGTTGAGTTCGGCACCGTCGACCGGCCGGCACACCCGTTTTTCTTTACGAGCTACCGGCTGCTGAAACAACGCATCAAAAACCGCATCGCGCGGGCCGTCCGGCAGGCCATCAAAGACGCAATGGCGGGCAAGCTATGACCGAGCCCAGCCTCGCTTTGCAGCGCGCCATACGTAACGCCCTCATTACTGATGCTGGTGTGACCGCGCTGGTGCCCGCCGCCTCGATCTTCGACGGCGCCGCCCGCCCCGAGGCGTTCCCGTGCATCATCATCGGCGACGGGCAGACCGTGCTTGCCGGCGACCACTACGATTCCTGGCGCAACGTCTGGACCTATGCCGACCTGCATATCTGGACCGAGGAAGCCGGCCTCGAAGCCGCCAAGGCGATTGCCGGCGCGGTATGGGACGCCCTCGGCGTTGAGCTGGACGTGCCCGGCTTCCTCATGAGCGACGGCATCCACGTCACCGGCACCCGATACATGCGCGACCCGGCGCAGCAGCACGGACACGCCATCGTCTCGGTTGAGGCTTTCATGGGGTGCGCAGCATGAGGGCCGGCGACCTCGACCGGACTATCACCTTGCAGCGCCGCACCGTCGCGACCAATGACGCCGGCACGCAAACCGAGACCTGGACGGACCTCGCGACCGTCCGGGCGCAGCTCTTGCCGACCGAGCCGCCGACCTCGCCGGCCGCCCCTAAGAAGGTCGCCACAACGGAAAGCGACCAATCCTTTGGCTTTCAGGACGTGGCAATTTTGGTGTTTCGCGTGCGCTGGCGCGACTACGGCCTGACCGGTAGCGACCGCGTTACCTATTCTGGCGAGCCCTATCAGGTGATTGGCACCACCGAAATCGGCCGGCGAGTCGGGCTGGATATCCGCGTGAGGCGGTTGAGCTGATGCGCGGCACCAAACCCTCAACCGTGCGGCGGGATGCCACCGCCCTGGCCCGCGTGCCGACCTCGCCGAGCTGGCTTTCCAAGCCCGCCAAAGCCGAGTGGCGCCGGATCATGCCGCTGCTGATCGAGCGCCGCATTCTCACCGATGCCGACATGGGCAGCGTCGAGAATTACTGCCTCGCGATCGGCCGCATTCGAGAGATCGAGCTGCAATTCCGCCTCGACGCCGGCCCGATCGATCCGAAGCTTTTCCGCATGCAGAACCAAGCCATGCAAACGGCCCGGCAGCTTGCCGCCGAGCTGGGATTGACGCCAGTCAGCCGCTCCCGGCCGGCCGTTCGTGATGATGGAAAGAATGATGACGACCCGTCCCCATTGGATTTTTGACGGTTCGCCGATCCCCGATCCGTTTGGCTATGGCGAACGGGCGGTGAAGTTCCTCCGGTCCCTAAAGCACCCCAAGAGCAGCGCCCCCAAACGGGCTTTCCAGCTTGATCCGTGGCAAGAGCGGATCGTGCGGCGCATCTATGGCCCGCGTCATCCCGACGGGACGCGCATTGTGCGCACCGTGTTCCTGTTGCTGCCGCGCGGCAACCGCAAGACCAGCCTTTCGGCCGCCCTGGCGCTGCTCCACACGATCGGCCCGGAGAAGGCGCCCGGCGGTGAGGTTGTATCGGCTGCTTCCGACCGGAAGCAGGCCCGGCTCGCCTATCAGGAAGCTCTAGAGATCATCCGCGCCGACAAGCGCATCATGCCGGCGATCTCGCTTCAGGATTACCGGAATCGGCTCAACTATCCGGCCAATGGCAGCTTCTATGAGGCCATTTCCGCCGATGCCGGCACTCAACACGGCCGCACCCCGGTTTTCGTGCTCGCCGATGAGCTTCACGCTTGGAAGAACCGCGACCTTTGGGACGTGCTACGCTCCGGCCTGCCGAAGACCAAGGGCACGCTGCTGATCATCGCCACCACGGCGGGGCGCGGGCAGGAGAACGTCGCCTTTGAGCTTTACGACTATGCCCGCAAGGTCGCGCTCGGCGAGATCGATGATCCGGCCTTCCTGCCGGTCTTATTCGAGGCGCCGAGGGATTGCGATTGGCGCGATGAGGAAATCTGGCGGGCGGTCAATCCCGGCCTGCCTCACGGCTACCCTGACCTTGAAGGCCTGCGTCAGCTCGCCCGTGAGGCGGAGAACCGCCCGGGCGACCGTGAGGCCTTCCGGCAGCTCCACCTCAATATCTGGCTCGATCATTCGAGCGACCCGTTTGTTGACATGGCGGTCTATGACCAAGGCGCCGTGCCGGTCGATTTAGACGAGCTAGAGCTTTCCGGCGGCCCGTGCTGGCTCGGCGTCGACCTTTCCAGCAACACGGACCTAACCGCCATTGTCGCCGCGTGGCGCGACGGCGACGGCTATATCGTCCGGCCTTGGTTCTTTTGCCCTGACGACAATCTGCGCCGCCGAGCCGAGCGCGACCAAGTGCCTTATCCCCGATGGGCAGAGGAAGGCTTCATTACGCCGACGCCTGGCAACGTGGTGGATTTCCGTACCGTCGAGGACACGATCCGCGAGCTTTGCGCCCGCTTCCCCGTGCAGGAAATCGCCTTCGATCCGCACATGGGCCGCGTGATGATGGCGAACCTTGCCGCCGATGGCCTGCCGGCCGTCGAGTTCCGACAGGGGTGGGTGACGATGGCGCCGGCCGTGAAAGAGCTAGAGCGCGCCATCCTCGGCGGCGGCTTCCGGCATGGCGCACACCCCGTTCTGCGCTGGAACTTTGAGAACATCGCGGTTGAGACCGACAAGGCCGGCAATCGCGGCTTCCATAAGGGCAAGTCGCGCGACCGCATTGACGGCGCCGTGGCGGCTGCGATGGCCGTCGCCCGCGCCGCTTCCGGCACCGAATACAGCAGTTTGTGGAACGTTCCCGATTTCGCGGCGCAGTTTGGAGTTTGACGATGGCCGATGACGATATTGCAGAGTTGCAAACGCTGCTCACCTTGAGCATCGCGAAATTTGAGGCCGGTTGGCAGCGTGCGCAGGCTGTCACCGAAAAGGCCGCCGCATCCGTCGAGAAGCGCACCGCTGCCGCGTCGGCGAACATGGCGAAGTCGGTCGGCTCGGCGCTCACCAATATCAACGCGCGAAATGCCGGCGCATCGGTCGACGGCCTCACGAAATCGATCCGGTTGAGCAATATCCAAATGCTCGAGCTGGGGCACAGTGCCCGCAGCACGTTCGACATTCTCGCGGCCGGCGGCACGCCGTTGCGAGCGTTTGAGCTGGAGGGCGCCCGCCTTGTCCAAACCTTCGCCGCTGGCGAGGGTGGCCTAGGTGGCGCAATCGAGGGCATTGGCGCGGCCGTCGCAGGCCTGTTGACGCCGACCAACATCGCTATTGCTGCTTTTGCCGCCCTCGGGGTTGGCGCAATCGAATGGCTTACTTCCGAGCAAGCTAAGACCTTCGACGCCACGGCCGGGCTTAAAGACCATGATACATGGCTAAAGCAGATCCTTGCCGGTTACGATGAGGCGAAAAAGGCCGCCGACTCCTATCTCGACGCCGCCGAGAAGCTGCCGACCGGCGCCGTTGTAACCAATCTGCAAAACAATCAGAGCACCAACCTCGACAATCTACAGACTGCCGTCAATCAGGTGCGCCAGCTACAGGGCGAGCTTACCACCGACCTGACCCAGGGCGCCGAACAGTTCGGCAGTCAGGCGGCAGCGAATGCCGTTAAGGGCCTGCTAGACCAGATCGATAAGGCCGGCCTGACCGCTCAGACTACCCGCGCGCAATATGATGGCCTCATCACGACTCTGACCGGCCTCTCCACCGCGAACCTCAATACCTCGCCGATTGTCGCGCACTTCGCACAGCAGTTCCTGCCGCTGATCGAGAACGCGGCCAAGGCGCGCGAGATCGTGGAAAGCACGACGGCCGCGATTCAAGCGCTCGGCAACGCCGCCGACCAAGATTTTCAGGTGCTTTCGACTAAGCCGAGTGGCGGCGGCGTCCAAGGCGCGCAATTCACCGCCGATCAACTCGCCGCGGCGGCGAAGTCGAAGGCTGCTTTTCAGGCCCAGCTCGACGGCATTAAGGCCGTCACGCCCGACCAAAAGCAGGCTGCTGCCGAGCGGCAAAAGGCCGTCGAGCTCGACGGCCAATCCATGTCTGAGGCGCGTAAACAACAGGAGATCGCGCAGGCCGGCGAGATCGCCTATGCGGAGGCGATCAAAAGCACGACCGCCAGCTATGGGAGTCAGGTCAAAAAGGTTCAGGAGGTCGAAGCCTCGCTTCGGAAGCAGACCGCCGCGCTTACTGAAAACGGCCGCCAGCAGGCTATCACCAACGCCCTCGCGCAGGCGCACGTTTCGGCATCATCGGCCGATGGTCAGGCCATCGCGCAGCTCACCGGCGCGCTGTATGACCAGAAGCAGGCGCTCGACGCCTCAAATCAGGCGGCCAACTTCTTCGCCTCCACGACTGCCGGCGTTTTCGACTCTCTGCTGAAGGGCGGCCAGAGCCTTGGCGACATTTTCGCCAATGTCGCCGAGCAAATCGCCGAGGCGGCGCTATCGGCCGAACTACTCGGTACTGGCCCCTTGGCTGGCATCCTCGGAACTTCGGCCTCCACACCCGGCGCGCCGGCAGGCATCCTCGGCACGCTGTTTAGCTCTTTGCTGGGTGGCACCCCGACGCTCGCACCGGGCGCCGGCCTCGCGTGGGCTGGCCTTGCCACTGGCGGGCCTGTGCGCGGCCCGGGCAGCTCGACCTCGGACAGCATCCCGGCGATGCTTTCGGATGGCGAGTACGTGGTCCGGGCTTCGGCTGCCACTCGGTTCGGTCCCCTCTTGGAGGCCATCAACAGCGGCCGGATCGGCCACTTCGCAAACGGCGGCACGGTAGGTTCCCCGGCGCCCTCGATCGGCAATCCGCGTGCGCCAGCCTCAGCGGTGACGATCAATGCGCCGGTGACGGTCAACGCGGCCGGCGGCACGCCCGAGCAAAACGCCGACCTAGCGAAGCAGACCGCACAGGCCGTTCAGGACCAGCTCGGCGCGCTCTTCAACCAGCACCTTATGAAGTCAGCCCGGCCGGGGAATGCCCTCCACGGCATGTTGCGAGGCCAATTCTAACGGCACCGGAAAATCGCGAGCGTATAGTTATAGCAATCCCGCAGTCGGATTCAGGCGAAATGCTAAAAATATTTCGTAGTGAAAATCGGTAAGTAGAGCCGCAAACATGCTATACTAACTAGAGTAATCAACTGGTATAGGTACTATGCGCGAAATTCTCTATCTACCCGCCGAGCGTCACTCTCAGCTTATTGAGCTGTCGAACACCTACGGGCTTTCAATCACTGACACCATTGGCCGGCTGATCCGGCAGGAAATTCGGGCCGGAGTGATCGCCGACCGCGTTCCGGGTTTTGTCATTACTGCCCGTGCCGACCAGATCGAGTTCGGGTTTACCGCTAGCGGGACAATGCTTCTCAGCGGCGGCGCGGCCATCACCCTGGCGCAGACGATCGAGACCTACGCGACCAAGCGGGCGGGCGGAACGCTCGACCTCGACGCGGGCGGCTTCACTGTCTCACGGGTTGGCACTGGTGTCCGGATCGAGCTACCCGAGGGGCAGGCCAAAGTCGTCAGCCGCGACGTGGCAAGAGACGTAGCCGAACTGCTGCGCCGCGCCGTCGGGACGAAGCTCGCCGCCTAATCCACGCGAAAGAAAAGGGCCGGCTCTTGTGGAGCACGGCCCTTCTTT